TTGTCTTCTTTAAGTCTTGCTTTGGTGTTATCAATATCCGAAACCAAATTATATCCTGTATCTAAACCAGGTAGTGTTCTAAAAACATCAAAATAATCTTCACCATATGTGTATGGTTTATTTTTTGTAATAATTGTTTTTGTTCTACCTGTTAGAATGGAATTGCTTGTGTCAATTATTAGAGGTGAACGATGTGATAATGTTACATCATACCACCCCGCACCTTTTTCAAAGAAAATATCTTCAGTATCATTATACGCTCTTCTTGGTAAACCACTAATTTCATTAACAGGATAACCATCTCTATCAAAAGAAGTTGAACCGGTATATGAAATTTTATCATAAGTGTATCCCGTAATATTTAAAACCGCATAAGTATAAACTTTATCACCTTGAATTGCATGATATATGTCATCTTCTAAATCGAAACTTGATGGTATTGATGTTACTTGATAAATGTATTCATTTATCTTTATCAAAGGTTCAGGTGCACCAAGAAATTTTAAAAAAAATTCTAACGCTTTTCGTGTTCCTTTTGATTTGTATATCTCAATAAGATTTACTAAAAGTCTTCTATAAAATTCATATTCGGCCTCAACTAAATTTGTTCCCGTTGATACACCATTGTATGTTGTGTTTATTCTTGTATATAAAATTTCCTCTAAATTTTTCTCATCAAATAATTTTGTAGTTGTTAAACCAAGATTTTCAGATAAATTTTTTAATAAAACATCAGGTAAATTATTAATAGAGTCATAACTTACGTTTCTCATGTAAGCAATATTGTCTATGTATTTTTTTACACTATCAAAACTTTGTCCGTATAATTGGAAAACACTTTCTATTCTTTTATCTTCGGTATCAAATTCAAATAATTGAGGGGAAGATAAAAATCTAATCATTAAATTAGATTTAAAATCATCAATTTCATCCGCAATGTCTCTTAATCTTGTTACAAACAATTCATAATCAATACCAGTAATTTGAATGTTATGTCCATCACTAGAAACGGGCCAATTTGTTGTTACATCTGTTAATGATATTTTTGAATTGTCTTGACTGTCTCTCGGTACTTTAAATGTAGAAGTGTATATTGGGTTTGTTTCTCTGTTTAATAAAGACTGTTCTAAATCGTCAAGACCTAAAAAAAACTCTTCAACTAAACCATCATTTGGTCTAATTAAAATATCATCTGAATATGTTGAACCAGTAAAAGGGTTACCATATACTTTAAATTGAATAACATTATCGGTATTCGGTTCTGTATATTCAAGAATATTGTAAGGTGTATTGTTAACAACTAAAACATATTTTGTGTATGATGAATAAAAATTTCTTAATTCATTTTCCGTTTCTGGTTTTATATATGAATTTGGTGTAATGAGAACCAATTCAAATGGGTTAAAAAACTTACTTCTTTCAACATAAAAAATTGTAGTATGTGAACTATCGTCATATGTTGAACCAGAAACACTATATGGTGAACTACCTATTGGACTATTCGCATCAACAGAAATACCACCCGGAAATTTATTAATGATTCTCGTTAATGAAACTAATATCCTACTTGATAATGAACCAAATAAAGACTTATCCGCATATTTTTTATTTGGTTTAAATGTTACCTCATTTGTTTTTTTCGAATTTGTTTTAGTTGTTGTTTGAATTCCTTCTACTTTTTTTATTGAATCTAAAGTTAAAAATTCAGAAAAAGGAGTAGTTGAGAAACTTTTCGAGTCTCTCTGTGGAATTATATTATCTAAAGCAAATACGGTATTTGTTAAAGCGGACGAACCATCTGTTATTTGTCTACCAACTAAGAAATCATTAAATGTTTCCGCACCATTTGCAGCTTGACTTGGTACTTTTCTTTTTGCCATTATGTTTCAGTGATAGTATCAAAGTTTAGTGTTTCGTCAATGTCAGTTCTCTCTTCACGAACTTCATATAATGTTTCATTGAATTCATCTTTAACTTCGTAAAGATTATACTGTTTATATATGTTGTTATTGTTGTCGTAAATGGTATAAATACCTTGTGAAACCGCCTTACTTTGATTACCATACAATGCATATGCAAGTGTTGAAGCGTCATGTTCAACCATTTCAATCTCTATCGTTGTGGGATTTAAATATGTGTTTGTTAAAATTATTTTTTGAGATGGTACACCAATAAATGGAACCGTATTTGGTTTATTTGTTGGTGCGGAAGATGGTGTTACTGTTAAAAACATCAAATTCGTTACTTGTTCACTATATTGGTATCTTATGGCTTTTTGAGATGTACTTGTTAAATTAGAAACAATTGGTGTACAATAAAAAGACGAGGTAACAATTCTATAAAAATTAGGTATTTTTTTATTATCAGATGAATTTATATATTCAATTCTATATCCAACCAACCCTTGAGGAGTAAATTTATTTCTATCATCCGATGGTACATTTGATAAATCAATGATTAAACCCCTTACTGATGGTAAAGACGCTAAAATTCCACAATCAGTAATTGTTGTTCTAATTTGTTTTGGTCTTATATGAAGTGTATAAACACCCAAATCAGAAAAATCATCGGATGTTAACTTTAAATTATATAATCCACCTAATATTTCAACATTTGGTGCAGAAGTATCATCTGTTGTATCTGAATTATGATAAACAGGTGTTAAGACATCAACAGAATTTAGTCTTTTAAATGTTACATCAGAAGTTGCGTTCCTGTCAGAAACATAATGAAAATATATTTCAACATCTTCTGGTGAAATGTCTGATGGTCGTATTATACCGTAAGAACCCGTTGCCATTTTTTTTTATTTATAAATATAAAAATTATTGTTTTCTGATATTAAAATATCCATTACCATAATACGATAGTTCTCCCGTATTGTCAATTTCAGATAATCTAAATGTTTTTTCAAGAACACCTTGTTTTCCTCTTTCAACAAAAATATCTGAATATATTACAGGTTCATCGATAAATCCTAAGAAATGTTCGTTTCTAGTTATTACACAATTAATCACTTCTTCCTTTGTGAACCCCGATGTTGCACCCGTAATTGTTGTTGTTCCATCTTCGAAATCTCTGTAGGATAAATCATCAATTGTGTATGCACTATAAATCAAATTATTTGTGATTCCTGTTGTTACACCAGTATATGTGTTACCACCATAAAGTTTCTTTTCGTTAATTCTACTTTTACCTATCGACGCATAATAAAATACGGTGTTACCTGTATATGTCCCATCACAGTCATTGTCGTAATCGTTAATATAACTTTGACTTTGACCAGTAATATTGGTATATGGAATAGTAAATCCTGAAAAAGTACCCAATGGATTTGGAACAGTTGTGTTTGATGGTATTTGAATTACTTTTTTTGTTTCAAATTGTGTCCATGGAGTATTGACGGAGATTGAAATTACCGTTGAACCCGTTGAAGAATATGTTTTATTTGCCGTTATACCTGTTGCAGTTAAAATAGATGATGTTCCATCACCCCAATCAACAGTAAAATTTATATCGTAAATTTCAGAAACTTTTGAAGTATCTATTGTGTTATAGACATATACGGTGTTACCTGTTTGGGTATATGAAAAATTACAAATCTGTTCAACTTGTTCAATCTGACCATCAAATCCAACCATAACCCCCATCTCATCTACAGAACTTTCCAAAAAGAGAGGAATATCGTGGTCGTCATATGCTTCTGATTTTGATATGTTTTCCCATTCGTACAATTTTAAACTTAAATCGCAACCACTATCACCGTATGAATTTGCATCTATGGTTGTTCCTGACCAAATATAATAACCTGAAGAAACTGTACCACCTGTGACATTATAAATGATATAACCATCTAGAGAATCGATAATACTTGTACTGGTTAGTTCAAGCAATCCACCTAAACTATTGTACCAATATGGTTTATCAACCGCATACAATTTTAAATTAGGAATCGATTTCCTACGTATTTCGTATTTTAAAGGCGGTTTAATATCCATTATTGTCTTCTTTCATAAAAATTTATCGGTGCACTAAGTTGACCTTTTCTTGAACCTAATGACCCGTTATATTGGTATACAATATATGAATAATCGGTTCTATTAATAATTACTTTATAATACACATCTTCTTCCTCAATTATTTCTTGACCAATAGATTTTGATTTATTTACAAAATCAATTACCGAACCATCTTTCGCATTATAAAACTTTGCGGTCATGTAAAAAGTATTTCCTGTAATGTTTGTTTCACTAAATGGTGAATCATCTAAAAACCAAAAAAAATACATATTTTCAGTATTTTTATAATTTGAACCTGTGAAGACAGGTAAAAAAACAAAATCATTTAATGGTAATGTTGAACCTGATGGTGTTCCGGTAAAATAAACTTTTTCACCTAACGGTAATGTTAAATTTTTTGAAAAAACTAATTTTCTGTTTGTTTGATTCGGTGAATCATCATTTGATGTTTTATAAAATTCTAAACGAAAAAAACTTTCCGTTGATTGTTTTAACATTTTAGCGTTTTCACTTAATGTTATTCCAATCGATTCATAGTTTTGATTATATACCGATGAACTGTTTAAAAAATAAAAATTATACCAAATGTCCGTTTGAGTAAAAGTCGTACCACTTATTGATGTTACTGAATATGGTGAATGAATATATCTTGTTGTTTCATAATTCTCAGTTAGATTTATTATATCGTATAGAATTTCTTGTTCCATTTGTTGAGCACTATCAGTCCACCCCAAATCTGTTT